GTTTTAGAGAACATGTACCAGTACTACAGTTCCGATCTTGGGCGGGGTGGAGTGCTAGAAGTCAGAGGTAATGAGGGGGCGATCAAATTACCGTCCGGCCTTTTGATGCACTACAACGGGCTAAGAGCACAAGAAACAGAAAAAGGCTTGCAGTTTCAATACAAGACCAGAATGGGTTGGGTAAAGATATACGGTGGTAAAGTTATAGAGAACGTGTGTCAGGGAATAGCACGTTGTGTTATGTCGGATCAGATGTTGCAAATATCTAGAAAATATAGAGTTCTACTAACTGTGCACGACTCTGTGGTATGCTGTGTCCGAGATGAGGAGGTTGATGAGGCAGCTCATTATATCGACTCTTGTATGCGTTACGTACCAGATTGGGCAAAAGGTCTCCCAGTCCGTGGTGACGTGGAAATCGGAAAAAACTATGGAGACTGTATTGAATGGATACCAAGCCAACATGGTCATTCAGCAGCATAAAGACGTTCGACCAATGCCCCAAGAAGTATTACCACACCAAGGTAAAGAAGGACTACGAAGAAAACTTCCAAACAGAAGCAATACTTTATGGGAACGAATTCCACAAAGCCGCAGAAGACTATGTGGCCGGGGTCAGTAATGAGTTAGACCCGAGGTTTGATTACGCGCTAGCCGCGCTCGACAAACTAAAAGGGATGAAGGGGGACAAGCTCTGCGAGTACAAGATGGGGCTTACCGAGAATCTTGAGCCATGCGAATTTTTTGACAAAAGTGTGTGGTACAGGGGTGTAGCCGACCTTATTATTCTGGACAGAGAGTCTGGAGTAGCAAAGGTTTTCGACTACAAGACGGGAAAATCTGCGAAGTATGCGGATAAAGGGCAGCTTGAACTAATGGCACTAGCTATATTCAAGCACTTCCCTGAAATAAAAGTAGTAAAAAGTGGGTTGTTATTTGTAGTATGTAACGCGTTTATAAAAGAAACTTACACTGTAACGAATGAGCCAGACCTGTGGCGTAAGTGGTTGATTGCTTACGGTGCGTTAGAAAAGGCTTACGAAAACGATGTGTGGAATCCTAAACCTACGGGCTTATGCAGAGCACATTGTGTCGTTACTGAATGCCCCCACAATGGGAGGCGATAACAAAGGAGATATACCGGTGTTTGATGATGACGAAAATAATAAAATATGCGAGTGTTGTGGTGCTAAAGTAGTTACCTACACGCATAGAATAAACAAAGGTCTTACCATAGCAATGAAACGTTTGTACGATGCAGGGCGTACGGAACATCTGGAAAATCTACGATTGACCAATAGCCAAAGAGCTAACTTCCAAAAACTAAAGTACTGGGGTTTAGTTAAACAATCATCAGAACGAAGTGGGGTGTGGGTGTTAACGGACAGAGGAACTAATTTCGTAGAAGGTAGAACTGCCGTGCCGTCTCATGCAGCTTCTTATCGTGCGACTCCTGTGGAATTACCAGAGGAAAAGAAAAAACGAACAAAGCTCGTAATGTTTAAAGATATTTACCCATACGAAATTCAAGACAGAGAAACGGTGCGTTATAAACAACGCGAAGAGTACGCAAAAGATGCGGAGCCATTTTATACGGGGTGACTACCATGCCATACGTAAACAAAAAACGTCCTTACAAGAAAGAATATCAACAGCAAAAATCCCGTGGTGAGCATGAAGATCGCATGGAAAGACAACGTGCGCGCCGCGAACTGGACAAAGAAGGTGTTGATAAAAACAAGAACGGCAAAGCCGACAAGCGAGAGGGTAAGGACGTTAGCCACAATAAACCATTGAGTAAAGGTGGCACAAACAAAGATGGCTACAAGGTAGAAAGCAGCAGTAAAAACAGGGCTAGAAACTACAAAAAGAAATCTAGCAAGAAGTAACGACAAGGACATTTAATGGAAATTGTAGATAACAGAGGCTTGCTTCTGCGGGTTCGTAGTCCCGATAAAATTACAGCAGCAATTCCGAATAGCAAAAAACTAAACGACAACGACGTTCTTGTTAAGTGGGGCGTGGACGAATCCCGCGTGCTACGCAACTTAAACATAAAGGAAGTACCGTCCCCCATACTAGGTAAGTACGAGTGGACGGGGCGGTACACCCCTTTCGAACATCAAAAAACAACTTCTTCTTTCTTAACTTTGAATTCCCGAGCGTTTTGCTTTAACGAGCAAGGTACAGGGAAGACAGGTTCTGCAATTTGGGCGTCTGATTTTTTAATAAAAGAAGGTATTATCAACCGCGTTCTTATTATCTGCCCAATATCTATTATGGATTCGGCGTGGCGCGCTGACTTGTTTAACTTTGCTATGCACCGTACTGTGGACATAGCGCATGGAGCCAAGAAAAAACGCCAAGAGATAATCAACAGCAATGTGGAGTACGTCATCATCAACTACGACGGGGTTGAGATAGTAAAAGACGACATCGCTAACGGTGGGTTTGATCTGATTATTGTTGACGAAGCTACCCACTACAAGAACGCACAGTCTAAACGGTGGAAAGTATTGGCTAGTATTATAAAACCAGAAACATGGTTGTGGTTAATGACAGGAACTCCTGCGGCCCAGTCTCCCGTAGACGCATACGGCTTAGCCAAACTTGTTAACCCCAAAGGCGTACCGAAATTCTTTGGTGCTTTCCGCGACATGGTTATGTACAAGGCCACGCAGTTTAAGTGGGTACCAAAAGAAGGCGCTAAAGATATTGTATATAATGCCCTACAACCCGCAATACGGTTTACGAAAGATGAGTGTCTTGATCTACCGGATATGACCTACGTTAAACGTGAGGTAGAGCTGACCACGCAACAAAAGAAATACTACGAACTACTACGCAAGCAGATGATGACTACGGCGGCGGGAGAACAAATCACTGCGGCGAACGCTGCGGTTAACATGAACAAACTCCTACAAATCTCGTGCGGTGCAGTCTATACCGACAGTGGAGAGACAGTGGAGTTCGACATAAAAAACCGATACAAAGTACTCCAAGAAGTCATTGCCGAATCTAGCCAGAAGATACTTATATTTGTTCCCTTTAAACATGTGATAGAAGTACTGGCGGACAAATTAACTTCAGAAGGTATAACTAACGACATCATCCGTGGGGACGTAAGTGCAGCAAAACGCACCGCTATATTCGATAGGTTCCAAACTACCCCTGACCCCCGCGTTCTTATTATCCAACCACAAGCCGCCGCACATGGGGTTACTCTCACTGCTGCGAACACAATCGTATGGTGGGGACCAACATCTTCATTAGAAACTTACGCACAGGCTAACGCACGCGTGCACCGATCAGGACAAAAGCACCCCTGTACTGTGGTTCAGTTGGAAGGCTCTAATGTAGAAAAGCATATCTATAAAATGCTAGATCAACGAATAAACATCCACACGCAAATGATCGACTTATATAAAAATTTACTTGACCTATAGGTTAAGCATCAATAAACTTAGTTAAACCACATAAAACTGTGGTAAACAAAATAACAAAACACAAGTGGAGGTAGATATGTCCGAGGTTGTTTCTGACCTTGATAAGTTGGTTTCTGTCTACGTTAAGATAAGGGACAAGAAAAACGAAGTACTTGCCCAAGCCCGTGAGCAGGAAGAACTCCTCAATTTAAAACTAAAAAAGATAGAACAAGTATTACTAGAACACTGTGCAGACAACGGTATCGAATCCGTCCGCACGGAGTCTGGTACGTTCTATCGTTCTGTAAAACAAAAGTTTTGGACTTCTGATTGGGAGTCTATGAACAAGTTTATTCTGGAGCACGAAGTACCCGAGCTACTAGAAAAAAGAATCCACCAAGGCAACCTTAAGCAATTCCTTGAGGATAACCCCGAGCTGCTACCACCGGGATTAAATTGTGATAGCGAATATAGTGTAACTGTGCGGAGGAAGCGATGACTGATAGTTACGTTCCGGTGGAGGAGCTAGCTAAGTATCTCTGCGTCAAAGTACCTACCGTCCGAGATTGGGTGGGGAAGGGGTATATACCAAAAGAAACCTACATAAAGGTCGGTAACACATACCGTTTCAACATCCCACAGGTAGTATCTGCTTTGAAGCAAGAAGCCCCTGAACCAACCAACGACAACCAAAATGAACCAGTGCAATTAGAACTGGACTTCAATGATGAGGAAGATGTATGAGTGAATTAACTTTGTTTGAGAATATGCCGGATGAGTACAAGAGCCTTTTAGCTCAACTGCAACCGGATACCAACGCGACAGGACGCCAATCTGGGGGCATGAACAGACTCAGTATTCGTGGCGGTGTATTCCGAAAAGTCGTTAACGGTCAAGAGGTTGGCGAGCTAGAACAGCGCGCTATCGGAGCAGTAATCGTTAAGACCGCACCCGTGTCTCGTATGTATTTTGAGGGGCAGTACGTGGCGGGACAAACTAATCCCCCTAAGTGTTGGTCAGCGGATACTAAGACTGGTCGCCCTGCGGACGATGTGCTTGCCTCTGATAGACAATCAGAAACATGTTTTGATTGTAAGCAGAACATCAAGGGTTCCGGTATGGGTGAAGGGCGTGCTTGCCGATTCTCGCAGCGCGTGGCATTACTGCTTGCTGATTCCGAAGGTAAGATCAAATCCGATCAAACGTATCAATTATCTCTACCTGCTACTAGTGTGTTTGGGGATAACAAACAAAAGATGGGGCTGCAAACTTACGCACGTCATTTAGATGGTATGCGTGCACCACTCGCTGCGGTACTTACAGAAATACGTTTCGATACTGATTCGTCTACACCTAAGTTATGTTTTAAACCAATCCGTATGCTCGAAGCGGACGAGTTGAAGATGTCTGTAGGTAAACAAAAAGACGAAGATACCGAAAAACTTATTGCGCTCAGCGTAAAACCAAAGGAAGATAGTACCCCCGTTGCGATTCCCAAAATGCCCGATCTAAATGTGGCGGCAGAACCCGCGAAGCCAAAAGCTGTAGAGGTCGCAGCGGAAGTAGAAGAAGTAGAAGAACCAACAATTAAGGTCTCTAAAAAGAAGAAACCGGAATCACCGGCCGATGTAGACCTTGCGAGCTTACTGGATGAGTTCGACGATTAAACCCGACGGGGGCACTCCGGTGCCCCTTATTTCTCTGATATGGAAACTATATGGAAACCAAAGAGTTTCTTAGTACTATCCTCGGCGACGAAGGCTACTACTGTGTAGTAGGGATAAAGAAGTTTATAGACGGGGAAGGCAAAGAACAAACAACAGTAAAACCTAATTTTTTCAAGTCGGTAGACGCTCTAGCGGAAACCGCACACAATTTAGATGTGGAAGGCTACGATGCCTACTACTCCCCCGCTACTTTCGTAGATGCTACGAAGGGGCGCAAAGCCGAAAACGCCTTGCAAGTAAAGGCTCTGTTTTTGGACTTGGATTGTGGACAAAACAAACCATACGCCACTCAAGGCGACGCGGTAATCGCATTACGTAAATTTAGAAAAGAGTATAACCTACCGGCATGCACCGCAGTTGTTAATTCAGGACGGGGGCTTCACGTTTACTGGGTTCTTACACGCCCATATTCTAGGGAGGAGTGGTTACCCGTAGCGGAGCGGCTGAAGTCGGCGTGCGCTGAATTCGGTTTGGAGGCTGACCCTGTAGTAACAGCAGATGCGGCGCGTATTCTACGCGTACCAAATACCCATAACTGGAAGGGAGACCCCGCGCTTGACGTAAAAGTCGTGGGGAAAATGAAAGATTATGTGGACTTGGAAACATTTGCTGCTTGCCTACCAGAAATATCGACACCAGTTCTCATCGCAAGAGACTACAGTGACGAAGACGCTAGGGACTTGGCTCGGGCCAAAGGTAATGCAAATTACATAAAGAAGTTTTCTAAACTATTGGCTGCAACTGCGGTTGGTAAGGGTTGCGGACAAGTTCACCGTGCAATAATGCAGCCCAACGATCTGTCTTATGCCGACTGGCTCCACGTACTGTCAATCGCCAAACATTGTGAGGCTGATGGTGAACAAGCCATACACTTAATTTCCAAGGGCTATGACGGATACACCGAAGATGAAACCAACAAGATAGCCTCGTCCATAGAAACGCCTCACCTTTGTATGACATTTGAGAAGGATAATCCTTCTGGTTGTGAAGGGTGCCCACACAAGGGGAAGATAAAATCTCCAATTAAATTGTGTATGGAGATACGAGAAGCGGAATCCGACGCAGTAGAAGTTATTGAGTCTATACAAACCCCCGAAGTTCTTTCAGAAGGTGAAGAAGAAGCAGACGACGGGGTAGAACCTATTGCGCCAAAGACAGTCTCTGTATCTATACCTGAGTATCCTTTCCCTTATAAGCGTTCTGCTAGTGGTGGGATATACATTGCGATAGAACACGAAGACGGTACGGTAACTGAAGAAACAATATATAAAAGACCTTTGTATATAACTAAGCGTTTATTAGACCCGTTTGAGGGGCCTTCGTTTGAGTTTAAACACCATACGGATAGGGAAGGGATAAAGACGTTTGTAGTACCTATGACAGAGCTTACTGCAAAAGAGCAGTTCCGTAAGTCTATGGGAATAAACGATATTTTTGTTCTTAGTAAACAGGCAGATGCACTTATGAGCTACGTTGGGGCGTGGATAAACAGGCTACAAAGTAAAGAGCATGGGCAGGATTTTGTTCATGTACGTACTCAGTTTGGGTGGACGGATGACCTAAAAGGATTTGTGATAGGCGACAGGGAGGTAAAAGCACACGGCATAGAAATTAACCCTGCAAGTTCGCGGACTGCACAGTATTTCCCGATGTTCCAGAAGAAGGGGACATTGGAGGGGTGGAAGAAAGTAACCGCGTTCTATAACCGATCTAACTTTGAAGAACACCAGATGATGTTTGGGTTAGCATTTGGTGCACCACTAATGCAGTTCATACCAAATATAGCGGGGGCTATATACCATTTAATGAGTGAAGACTCTGGCTATGGTAAGACCACAGGTATGTACGGTGGGGCTTCGGTGTGGGGTAACCCCAAAAAGTTAGTGCTTCGAGGTAAAGATACTGGCAATTCGGCGTGGAACCGTGCGGAGATATGGAAGAACTTACCCCTGTACATCGACGAGATTACAAACTATGACCC